AAGAGAATCTCGCTGCTTCTAAAAGTGCTCTTTGAATAGTCTTGAAGGGTCTAACAAGGGAATTACCCTGGTTTTCAATACTATCCGTGGAGTCAATACTAGAAGGATCGACGTAAAGGATATCACCTTTACTATTCTTGAGGAAATTATCTAAGCGACTAAGACCCATTTTATTCCACTAGATGCTTTTGCTATGATTTATTTATTCATTCTCTGTCGCACTCAAAATATATTCTACAGTGTTAGCAACATCATTCATTGCGTCTCTAAGGAATGGTTGTTGACCCGAATGCTGATCCATTCTAGGTGTTCCATTTCTCCACTCATATGTGAGTGTCCACCTCCACTGCTTCATACCTTCACAGTACCAGAGATTTATTTTCATGCGTTGGGTTGCTCCAGTCATTGGTAAAATTGCGAATATATTCAATCTTATCCAAGTTATCCTGACTATCGAGAACAAACTCCTCGTTAGCAAAATGGAGTTTAACTCTATTCTCCAAAGCAAGATTCATAATATAATCTCTCCTCTCCTTATTGTCGGGTAGAGAGAATATACTGAACAACAGTATATGATCTACATTACCTTGTTTGATCAAATATTCCAAATATACATGATTTCTTCCCTCATTATCACCTGTTTGATGAGGGAATATGTATCCCATTCTATTACAATATTCTCTTACTGTCAATGTTTGGAAGTACAAATCTATATATTGAGTTTTGAATCCTTCATATTCTGCATACATAACGACATTCTCATGGTCCAGAATAGGAATATTTCTTGATTGAATATCAGTATCACCAAGAATTCTAAAATATGCTCCTGGCCATTTCCTATGAGGTTGTCCTCCTCTCAAAAGAACTCTAACATCAATACTTATTCTAGTCTTACCAGTTCTGTTGGGAACTGCACCATGAATATTCTCTTGAGTGAACAGCAAAAACTGATTCTGAGTTATATTAACAGGTTTACAACGATTTAGACACCAATTTTGAAACTTCTTGTAATTCCAATTCTCTTTGAGACAACCTTCAGTAATCCATCTACTCGTCTCTATATCAATTATCTGTAGAGAATTAGATTCATATGCATCAGTAAAAGGTAACCATATTGTTCTCAACCCCAAACCATTGCCAACCCATTTACCCTGGTGGAATGGAAGAACCGTACCAACCTTGTCTTGATCTGGAACAGTTATTCTAATGTTACCAAACCTCTGAACTAAAACATCCGTTGGCAGTATTGGGAGGACTTTCTCAGCAATTAGTTCATCAAATCTTTGATAAAAGTCAGTGTCTGCAATGTCCTTACCAATTTTTTTGACAAGATCTCCAACATACTTGTATGGAACTACTTCGTGAAGATATTCCAGATCAACTACATCTGGATAATACTTGTGAATAGAATCTAATATAATATCACGGAAGCGATATTTATCAGAATCATAGTTATATATTTCTGCGTCAAACATAAAAGCCCCCGATCCGACTTGAACGGACGACCTGCTGTTTACAAGACAGCTGCTCTACCACTGAGCTACAAGGGCGTCTATTGTGGTCCCATTGGTGGGTCCACGAGGTAAATGTTACCAGATATTGTTGATCCTTCATTACCAGACATTACAAAGTGCTCTACCCAGGAAGGGAATATAATCATTCCACCAGAGGGAATTTCTGGAATGAAGTCCATTGGAATAGTATGGGCATACATTCCCCATTGATTCATGTATTCCTTCCTGGCAGGATTCATGAATACTGTTTTAGAACATTGAACCGTATCATATATGATAAAACTCCACTGAGCACCAGAATGAATATGAGGATCTTGCCAATCCTCTTTTTTATATTCATTTCTCCATACTTGACCAATAGCAAAAGGTTTATCAGAGAATCTACCAATACATTCTGAGATTATAGATCCCAAATATTCATAAGATTCATCAGTTAAAGAATCTCCAGAAAGACTTGAATTTACTCCACTCAAAAAAGATGGAGCAAAAGTAGGATTATCATTAAAGTCAATCTTATCTAGATCAACTTGTTCAACAAAAAAAGGAACAGAGAACATTGCATGTGGTTCTCTAGAATAATCAAGATTCATCTAACTCAGCAAGCATTTCTGGATTTTCTAATTCCAACTCAAAAAAACAAGGATGGCACTCTTCCATTATTAAATATCCAGAAGATTGAAATAAATGTTCTGGTGTATAACGAAGTTTGTGTGTATCAGCAGCAATTTTACAAGAATAATTTCCTTCTTCTGCTTCTGTCAATTCATCCCAGGTAAAAGGTATGCCATTTATGAAGTACATTTTGACCACCCTTTCTGGTACTCCCAATTCCATTGAGTCGTACCAGCAGTATGTCTTAGTAAGCTTAAGCTTCGTACTCATACTGTTACCGTTTCCTAATATTTAGTTTTAAGGGAAGGCGCTCTTTCTACATAGAGTCTTTGGGTACTCCTTCCCAATAGGAGTGGGGGGACTTGAACCCCCACGGGACTAACTCCCAACAGATTTTAAGTCTGGTGCGTCTACCGATTCCGCCACACTCCCAAAATTCAATTCATCCACTTTTCATTTTCAATTGTCCAAGTAGGTGGATGGAATGCACAATACTCATTAAAGGTGATTTTCATCTCCTTCCAGGAGAGATTACAATTCTCTGCTGCTTTAGGAACATTCCACTTTGCAGTGAACAGCATCTCCATCGATTGACGTGTTTCTGGACGCATAGACGTTTTGTAATGGTTGCCCCCGAAGGGGGAAGCGGAGTATCGGAATCGAACCGACGACATCTAACTTGGAAGGATAGCGTTCTACCGCTGAACTAACTCCGCGAGTGTAATCTGTAAGAGATCTAGACTGAGACTTGGGCGACCCCTCAACTGATTACCTTTATATTATACAATGATCAAATAATGTTGTCAACCCCTACCAAGGACCACCATATGTAGTATCAGAAGCAATCCCAATAGAAGTATTAAGATTGACAATTTCAGCGTTGTTCTTTGCCTCTTGTCTATAAAGACCCCAATCAGCAAAACGAGCATCACCAATTATCTCTTGAGCCCTAGTAGCAACGTCAGCATAACCTTGAGATTTATTCCATACAGTATTATACTGACTTATCAAAGAAGTCACATCAACTGCAGGTCCAATAATATCATAAACAAGTCCTAATTGAGACCCAGCAGACTGATAGACCCTAGTACTAACTCCTTGCCCAACATTAGATGCTGTTAAAGTAACAAATCCCTCACCATCAAGGACTAAATCAGTATTATAATTTGTTAGATTTGGATAATCGTAAATCTTTGCAAGATCAGAATTAACTCTGCCAAATGCAACGACTTGAGTTGTTCCAATTCCAGTGATTGATGTAAAATTACCAGTAGTTGTACCAACTCCAGCAACAATAGATCCATACTGCGAAGTTATATTACTGGTGCTAGAACCATATCTAACAGATCCAAGTCCAACGTTTCCACCTATTGCAATAATATCATTCTTTAAAGAATTACCAGCATTAATATTAACCAGAGTATTATTAGTGGTTGCCTCTGCGGGAGGACCGAATGTCGCAATATCTTTCGTTACTCGCTTACGACGATCAGGAATCGAATCATTTGATTTAATTAGATTATCTCTATCTTCAGATAATCTATCTACAACAACTCCCATAAGTTACTCCTTATAATTTGATGTCTTTAGTGCTTTTATCACCGCGTGCATCATAATCATACCCAGAAATAGAGAATTGCTTATCACTGCCAGGATAATCAGCAGGAGTTGCACCTTCATATTCAACAATCAAAGGTTCACCATCAATTCTTGCTGCCCACACTTCATAAAAGCAATAGACGTTAGCACCAGAACCAGATCTAACCTTAATTAATTTACCCCACTCAGGAATTTCTCTATCTACAATGAGATCTTGAGAATATCCAATTTGAGTCAAAGTAACCGTAATTGTATTTGGATCAATCAATCCTTCCCAATAAGAAGGAAGTTCAATAACATTTTTATCCTTTAGTGTTCCCCTAATATAAACACCTGCTTCTGGACCTTCAGCGCAGATATGCCTCAATCTATGATTTTCTTTATTGGGATGAGTAATGTCAAATCCCTTCCAAGACTGCACATTAATCTGACCATTAAAGGTTGATGCTTTAATCGTACCAGCAGCGGTAATATTTTGACAAGCAACAATATCCTTATCTAGTTGAAGATTCTGAGCCTTAACATTATAAAGAAGGTATGGAGTACATGCTTCTGCTGGATAATCAGGATCCCCTGTACTGGATTTTACAATATAATCATACTTTGACGATGGAGTTCCATTAACAGGGCGATCAGAACAATCACTTGTATCAGACTGCTGTGGAATAAATTCTGTCATAATTACCTCTTAGTATCATAATGATATCCAGACACCGAATACTCATCGTTATTACCTGGATAGTCTGCGGGAGTTGTACCCTCATATTCTGGAATTAGTTTCTCACCATCTACTCGCTCACCATACACATGATAATGACAGTTAATGGGTTTAGCAGAGTGAAGAAAGACTCTATTATCTTCAATTCTGTGAATAATAATATCTTGATGACTTCCAACTGGAGTAATAGACACTGTGATCGAATCAGGATCTACCAATTCTCTCCAATATTCAGGAAGTTCAATTACACTATTATTCTTAAGTTTACCCCTTATGTATACGTCATTTGTTGGTCCCTCAGGACAAGTATGGCGTAATCTCCATCCCTCTTTTGTTGGGTGAGGAATGTCAAAGTTCTTTTTAGCAGACAGAATATGTCCACCACAACGAGACATAACTTCACCCTGGGCAGTAATATTTCCACCAGCATTTATAT